CTCATCACCTTAACCAGCGGTTGCCAGTAAGTTTATTCAGTCACTCCCATGTTGAGTTCGTCAACCCAACAAATATATTATAATACTATTTGCCGATCTTGTCAACCCTTAAATTTTTACCCATCTTTTTGGATTTACTAAACAAAAATTACCAGATTCTTTTCTAGTTGTAATCAAAATATCATATGATATAGAATACCTATTAGTAATACCACTGTAAGGTAATACCTCATGATTTAGAGTGGACGGAAATATTACTAATCTATTTTGAACAGCATCATACTTTTGTGTCTTACTACTTCCGTACGTTGGTTTACTGTGGAAGATGGGTAATCCAGATAAAGTATTAGGTTGTGGAGCATGCACTACTAATTGTCCTGTAGGATTATCTTTCTCTGTTCTTACATAAAAAACTGCACTAAAATGTGATTGACAGTGATTATGATACCCAACACCCCCTCCATTTACGCATACTATTGGCCATGATTGGGGAACATATATGTCCGAGCCTGGATGTATGTCTGTTGGTTTTAGTGTTGCGCCTATCTCCTCTATGTATTTTTCAAGATGTATTGCTATCTGTTTTGTTATCCATGAGAACTCTGGTTCTATTGATATTTGAGAATCACCTAGTATCTCTCCAGTAAAACTAGGAGCAAATCCAAGATGTTCTATATTTTTATTATAAAACTTATCAATATACTTTACCATGCCAGTATGGACATCATCAGGTGTATCCAAATCTGTATGATACAGTGTAGTAGGAAAGAGATAATCTATCATTCCTACATTCTAACATAAAAAAAGAAGGTTTACAACCTTCTTATTGAAAAAGTATTTTGATGTTACACCACTTGGCGTAATGAATTCCTCGGTAGCAGAGAAGTGCAAACACCTCATCTGGATCGTGGATTTCTGGATCGAACTCTGGAACTAATGGATGTTCCAATGTAAATTTAATGTTAAACATTTCTCTTAACCTCCTGTAACATATTTATGTTCGGAGATCCTGACAATAAGTATAATGTACTACAATCTTAATGTTTTCTAAACTATATCCCATGTTATATGTCCATTTCCGTCATCCCTTGATACAAAGGATGCATCATTATCATAATAATCCTTCAAGGCTATGTTTCCTGATACCACCAATCTATTAATAGATGGGTCTTTTACTTTATCTACACCATGCATTAACCATGATGGCCATGCTAGTATGTCTCCGCTTCTCTGATCTGGATATATTTTCCTATCATCTTTCCCTAAGAAATAAAAGCATTTCTGTTCAGAACAATTAATGATGTGTGTAAAAGATATTATTTCTGTGCCACCAAAATGAGAGTGTGCCGTATGAGTATCTGTTTCAGAGTTATACATCTGAACCCATAAGTTACGATAGTATGTGCTTCTCGTAAACATACCCAAATCTTTCATGATCTCATCTGTAATTTCTTCATAGTAGGGATCTATTATATCAGAAAAAGTTGAAGAATTATAAGAAGTATAAAATTTTTCCTTATCATTGTGTTCTTTCTCTATCCTTTTAAGGATAATAGATCTCAAAGATTCTGGAATAATTTTATTCTGTTTCCATATTATCATAAGAATCAACACCAAGATACACAACATTACCAGCAATCATACATCTACCACTTACTTCTGAATCGGGAACTTCATGTGATTGATGGCCACCAAAAACTATTAACCTACCTTCCGTGACTTGAATTGATTGTCCATCAACTATGAGTGGTGAACTTCCCTCTGGTGCTTGGAGATAGTAACCAAATGATATGGAATAAGGAAAGTGGTTATGTAACACTGTGCCTCCTCCATGATCATAGTACATACCCCAATAGTCAGCTACTCTAAATTTTTTAGAAGACTCTGGACTAGTATTGTAAGCAGAATTAGTCCACTTAGAAAAATCCTTTACTGCCTCTACTAAAATACTTTCTATCCAATCAAACAATATATGATGTTCTGGTAATTCTCTTTCACTACCTGTGTAGAATTTTGTTTTTAGTGCTCCACCTTGTACTCTTATATCTGCCTTGTCGGATATCCATTTTATCAAAGGATCTCCCAATTGTTCTGAAAAAGGACAATCATATATCATGGGTTCAAATGGAGATGTTAAACCTGGCAGATCAGTAAGTTTGTATTGAGTAATATCCATAATAAAAAACCCTCCGTTAAGAGGGTTGATCCATCTCGAACTACTATTATTTATAGGTAGTTTTTACGAGCGTGATGTTCTGGAATAACTTTGCCCAGTTTAACAGTAAGAAGTCCGTCTTTGAATTGAACTTCTCTAACTTCAGTATCTTCTGATAGAGTCCAGGCTCTGTTGAAGTTTCTTTGTGCCAATCCTCTATGAACATACTCAGCGTCTTCTGTATCCTCTTTATTTCCCTCTACAATGAGTCTTCCGTATTCGGTGTAGACTTTGATATCCTTCTTACTAAATCCTGCCAGTGCGATCTCTAGACGAGATTCAACATTGTTTATACTGATTAGATTGTATGGAGGATAGTTTGGTGTTGTATCAAAATTGAAGAATGAATTTAAGTAATCATCCATGCCAATTGAATTCTTCGAGATCTTCTCCATTAAGTCTGGAAGATTGGCAGTACGGTATCTTTGAATTTCCATTAGGTTCTCCTTTAAAAGCGAGTGTGAATTGTGTCCCTTACGGCGACACTACTATTTAACCACAAAACACAAAAAAAGGGGGTCGTATAAACCCCCATAATATCTTGTGATAACCGTCAATCTGCCTTTACAAAAGCACTTGGAGACGTTTGTACCACTTTCTTTTTCTTGCCTATGTTATACTTAGTTTCTAGTGTCCAATCACCTTTATCTTTGAATGAGAGAACTTTAATTTGATTTAAAGGAGCAACATCAGTAATCTGTTCTGTATTAATAATAGTAATCAACCCCCAATCAGATAGTAGAGTGATAATTCTATTACGGCGTTGAACATCATTGATAGAAAGATTAGCAGACTTTCCATCTAACGCAAATAGTTCTTTAAAATGTACGATATAATATCTGCCTTGCTTATGAAGAATGTGGCATGATTGATATATCTTCTTTTCTTTCCTAGAAGCTACACCAATTCTAGTGAGAGTTTCTCTAACTTTCAAGAAATCATCTGGTTCATTTAAAGTGACCTCGATCATTTGATCTTGTGACCACTCAATCTCAGGTTCTACAAACCCACTCATGTTGTACCTCCAACGTCAATTTTCGCTTTGATGTAATTCAACTGCTCTTTAGTTAATATCTTGAGTGCTTGAATTGCTTTCTCATTACTATATCCATAGTATGATTTGACAACATCAAGATTCTTGATCTTATCTTTTCGGAGCCACGGAGAGAATCTCTTCTTTTTCCTAATACTATTTAGATAAAATTGATATTGAAGGTCTTTGGCCAAGTGAGATTGTAGGTTCATCTCGTTTGCAAACATGATGCAATCAAGATGTGCAGACATACATTTATTAATTATGAATGGAGCATATTTCTTAATTAACTGGGGATCTTCCCTAGTAATATCCTCCTTAGTCAAGTTTATCGAGTTCAGCCAGTCTTTTAGATCTGCCATTTCTTTGGTACTGTAGTTGTGATAGTTGTCTTTCTAGTTCAAATTTAATTGTTATGAGATTAGAACTTAAGTATGTCTCCCATTCGTTGCCTTTTAGGAGGTCTTCTAGATGTGCAATATGTTCTAGAGCGAACATGAGTTTAGTTTGGTCGTTCATTTTCATCGGATAATATCTATTTCATCAGGATTAGTATTCCAAGTTTCTAACTTAGTTCTTAGTCTTCCTTCACTCCTGAGTTTATCGAATCTCTTTGTAGCCATCTTCTTCCAGTGTTTGATAATCTCTTCGACCTCAAACCTGTCATAGTTATCTGCTTTGATTAGTGTATCTTGTTCACCTAAGATAACTTCCCTAGAGTTCTTGAACCCATAGGTTGACATATAGAATCTTTTCTGTTGAGTAAGATCCTTTGCGGCAAGAATGGCATCATTGAACTGTTTAATCTTTTCGGGATCATTCAAACATTTCTTGATAATGGATATCATCTTTGTTTGAATCTTTAGTTTTCTACTAGAGGCATCTTCTTTTACCAAACACTTATCATTATTTCTTGCAGTAAACCATTTATTCAATTCTTGAAATATAGAATCATGTATCAAAGGCGTGAAATTACTGACGGTCAATCCTTTATATCTCATGTATGGTTTTAATCCGTCATATTGTGATGATGATTTAGTTGTACCATATAGTGATGTAGTTTCAAATAAACAAATATCTGCATTATATTTCTCATTCAGAGTTTCTCTAGCAAGATGAGAACAACACAACATCGCTAGAAGTTTACCACCCAAACAATTATATCCAAATGGTTGAGTAGGAACAATAATGAATCCCATAATGGCATGTCGATTGAATATAGTTAGTTCTGGAACATTACCCAACCAATCATTTCTAGGTTTAGAATTTATAGTAGGAGATCCAAACCTACAGAATCCAATAGTTTTATCTGTATTAGTTTCTTTTACAATCCATTTAAGAGATTTTCCAGGCACAGATTTCTCTATAGCATGAGATGTAGTAATTTCTAATCTTTCATTAAAGTATTCATTACTAAATCCATTTTTTTCTCCAGCAGGGTAGATCTTGATACTCATATCATTAGGATGCATATCAAAATCGGTGAATAGATCGTCCTCGGGCCCCATACCAAACAAAGGTACAGGCAACTCAGACATACGATCTAGTTTTACATTACGAAGGTATTCATCAATTCTTCCAGTATTAGAGAAATAATCAATGAATTTATCTGCCGCATAAGCAGCATCAATTTCACTTAACATCATTGTATTATTGGCATACCATAATCATCAGGTGAAGGTTTAGGCATGGGTTCATACCTTGGGCCTGGGACAGGCATAGTTCTGGGTCTAGGAGCAGTAAGAACTTCTACCAGTAAATTAATATCCGCAGATATGGCATCATTGGTATCCGCCATCCTACGATATCCATTACCAATATAGATTTGTCCAACAACAACTGCAACAGTTGCTGCACCCCAAAACAGATAGTAACTTGAGGATTTTATTTGTGCTTTAGTTTTAGCAAAAGTTGATTTGGTCATTTGAATTCACACTCCACCATAATTTCGGTCATACATGCCAATAGATTGATCTCTTGATCTGCCACAAAGGCAATCTGATATTGATACTTGGCGATTATCAATACTGCTGCTGCAATACTAGCACCCTCAAGAGTGTCAAATAAAGCGTCGTAAACACGACGAAGAAGTACAGAAGGATCATTGTCAAGATTATTAACACACCACTTTCTGAC